GCCGAAGACTTGGGTGTTGACCAGTCATCTGTGAGCGTGATGCTCAAGCGGGTGAGGAAAAGGGTATTCGCCCACGTCGCCGAAGGCGTAATGGCGTATGCCGGGGAGCAACACGAACGCCTCGATTACATCATTAACGAGGCGATGGACGCATGGGAACGATCCAAACTCAACGCCGAGTCCGAGGAAGTCACGACCGAAGAAACCGAAATCGAGGCCCCATCCGGCTTCGGCGGTTCCGATTCGATCCCGGCGACTTCCAAGAAAACTAAGCGGATCAGCAAGGGTCAATGCGGCGATCCGAGGTATCTTGAACAGGCCCGCGGCGCGATGGCGGACCAGCGGGACATCTGGGGGATCGAGGCCCCCAAGCGGACGGAACAGACCACAACCGAGCGGCGGGTTATTAACTTGGTGGAAGTGAACCGCCCGGCGACTCCGGCGATCGGCTCGGCCGAGAACCCCATTGAAGTCAACGGCGGGACTAGCGAGCTGGTCGGTGGGACTGATGACGGGGGAAAGTTGAGCCCAGACGGGGCGCCGCCTCCGGCGGGCGCCCTGGGTAGCCGACCCGCCTCCGTTTCCGCCGCCCGATCGATCGAAGTCAATCGCCCCGGCGATGATCGCTGATGTCGGCGACCGCGAGCAACGTTCCCGTCGCCCCCGTCAATCACGAACTCTATACGGTTCACGATGACGGCCGGCTGACGTTGAATTTCCACCCCGGGCAGTTGCGGGCGTGGGATTCGACGGCGCGGTTCGTGGCGGTTCTCGCCGGAACTCAGTCCGGGAAAACATCGTGGGGGCCGTGGTGGCTCTGGCGGGAGATTTACGATAAGCCGGTCGGGCGAGGGGCCGGCGATTACCTCGCCGTTACATCCTCATACGATCTGTTCAAGCTCAAGATGCTCCCGGCGTTGCGGGAGACATTCGAGCATGTTTTGCAGTTGGGGCGGTACTGGTCGGGCGATCGAATCTTAGAACTCGCCGATCCCGAAACCGGCAAGTTCCTGGCGAAACGCTCCGACGATCGCATGTGGGGGAGAATCATCCTCCGCTCGGCCGAGTCGGGCGGGGGCCTGGAATCGACGACGGCGAAAGGGGCTTGGCTGGACGAAGCCGGCCAGGACGCTTTCGCCATCGACTCATTCGAGGCGGTCTTGCGGCGGCTGTCGCTCGCCCTCGGTCGCGTCCTGATAACGACCACCCTCTATAACTTTGGATGGCTCAAGACCGAGGTTTACGATCGTTGGGTCAAGGGCGATCCGGAATACGAGATCGTCCATTTCGACTCGACCGAAAACCCGCTGTTCTCGCCGGAGGAGTTTGAACGCGCCCGGGCGACGATGCCCCTGTGGCGGTTCAACATGCAGTATCGGGGAAGGTATGAGAAGCCGGCCGGACTGATTTACGATTCGTTCAATGACAAATGTGTGTGGAAGCCGTTTGCGATCCCGGCGGATTGGAATCGGTATCTCGGGCTGGACTTCGGCGGGGTGAATACCGCCGGGGTGTTCTTCGCCGCTGAGCCCAATTCCCCGCGTCTGTATCTCTACCGGGAATACCTGGCCGGCGGGAAAACTGCCAAAGGTCACGTTAACGACCTGCTAGACGGGGAGTCGAGCCGACCGGCGTTCGCGGTCGGCGGGGCACCGTCGGAAGATCAGTGGCGAGACGAGTTCTCGGCGGCGGGCCTGGCGGTCCAGCGGCCGACGATCAAGGATGTCGAAGTCGGGATCTCCCGGGTTTACGGGAGACACGCGAGGAACGAAATCATCGTCTTCTCGACGTGCGATAAGTACCTCGCTCAGAAGCGGGCGTATAGCCGCAAGCTAGACAGGTCGGGCCAGCCGACGGAGGCGATCGAGGCCAAGGCCACCTATCACTTGCTCGACGCGGAGCGGTACATCGTCGGATACTTGGAAGACGATGATGATGGGCCTCTGGCGTTCTGACGATCCACCATGCCCAACCCCCTCTCCGCCATCGGCTCCGTCGGCCGATCCGTTGTCAATCGTGTCTCCGCCGCCGCCAAGGCCCTCATCTTCCCCGGCGGCGTCCATACCCCCGGCTGGCAGCCCCCTCGGCCCATCGGCACGGTTGACGAGACGCTAGCCGGCCTCGGCTCAACCGGCGTCGCGTTCATCCCGACGAACTCGACCGGCGGGACGCTGGAATTTGGCGTCGATACCGATGAGGCCAGGGCCGGACCGCTCTGGAAGAATTCCGCCGTCGCCATCGCCCTGGGGTGGATCAATGAGAACTTCCCCCTCGCCGATCCGACGGTCGAACGGCGGCAGGATTTAGAGGGATCTGGGGAGGGAGGGGGCGAGGGCGAATCGAGCCCGGAAGAATCGTGGGAGAAGATCCCCGATCACCAGTTGCTCAGCCTGCTCTATGACCCGGTTCCGTCGTTCGGAGCATTCGACTATTACGGTTTGATGGGCGGGGCGTTGCTGTCCGCCCTCACCGACGGCAATGGCTACTGGATCAAGCAACGCGACAACGCCGATCGGGTCCGGGAACTCTGGTGGGTTCCCCATACCAACATCGAACCCGTCCGGCTCGATCCGAGAAAGCCGGATTATCTATACCTGTACCGGGTATGGATCGAGGGCGAGCCGAAGCCGATCGACCAGTTGATCGAGCCCCGGGACATCGTTCATTTCAAGTGGGGTTCGCCGGATACGGATAACGATCTCAAGGCGTGTGCCCCGCTGAAACGATGCCTCAAGGAAGTGGCGTCCGACGGTCAGGTTGCGTCTTACACATCTTCAATCCTTTGGAACATGGGGGTTCCGGGATTGCTGATGATTTTCCAGGATCGCAAGCAGGTCTCGGAGGACCAGGCCGAAGAGTTGAAGGCGAAGATGAAGCGGGTTTTCGGGGGTCGGAAGCGCGGCGATTCGGCGGTGTTGGCCGGGCCGGTGACGATCGAGAAGCCCGGGTTCTCGCCGGATGAGATGGCGTTGACGGAAATCGGGAAGATCCCCGAAGCCCGGATTTGTGCGGCGATTGGCGTGCCCCCGATGATCCTGGGGCTCAGCGTCGGGGACGAGCAACGCTCCTACGCGAATTACGCGGCGGCCGAGAAGGTCGCCTGGCGGCGGTTGCGGTCCGTGCAAGGCCGGATGGCCGAGGCGATTTACCGGCAGTTGTTGCCCGATTTCGCGCAAGATCGGGCGGACCTTCGAATCGGCTGGGATTACACGAACGTCGAGGCGTTGCAGGAGGACAGGGACGCGGCGGCCCGGCGGTCGGTCTTGCTGTACAAGGGCCGGGTGGCGAAAAGGGCGGAAGCGAGGAAGATGGTCGGATTGCCCGTGGCCGAAGATGGCAGCGATGACGTTTATGACTCGGCGCCGGCCCCGATGATTGCCGCAAAGTCCGAGTCGTCTACCAACTCGGGAGTCATGAATGGAAGGGGAAGCCAAGCCGACGGAGTTCCCACCTCTGATGATCGTGGGGCCGAATCAGAGACTAACGGAAAACGAATTGGCATGCTTGGCGGACACGTTCCGGGCGGGAACGGGCAGGGTCATCATGGTTCCGAGGGAGGCGACTATCTATCAGTTGGTCGGTGGTCGATGGGAATTACTCCACAAGAGCGATTTGGCTTCCTGAGAGGCTTTGATGGGGCCGAGCATGGGGGAAGCCATAAAGGCGAAGGCAACGGGGCAGGGAACGGACTTGGGGATGGTGGCTCAGGTAGCGGACCCGAACTCGCCCCGGGGCAACCCGCATGGCCTGCCCAGTGGGAAGCCGATCACGAGCCTGATGCGGAGGATGTTCCGGGAGCAAGCGACGGCGTTCAAGGAAAGGCTATCGTCGATTGGCGGGACGGGGGCGGAAACATCATGGACGGCGAACCCGGGCCGCATGCCGGTGATGGTGGAACTCCCGGATCTGACCAATTGGAATGCAAGGATAGCAGAGGGGTTGACGCCACTGCTGTTGAGGTATGCGACGGAAGCGGGTCGGGCGACCATCAAGGGGTTGAGGGCGGCGCTAGTCGATGAGGCGATCGGACCGAATCCGGACGGATGGTCGGCCGATCACCCGGCGGCCTTCGGCCGCGCAGCCTGGGTAGCCGAGTCCATCGCCCGGACCACGATCGCCGAAATCCGCTCAGCCCTCGCCGAACTCGACGCCGAACGGATCGCCGAGACGAAAGGCTTAGTCGGGCTCGTCAAGCGGGCATGGGAGAAGGTCGGTAAGGTATTTCGCCGGGCGGAACATGTCCGAGCCCCGCTGATCGGGGAAACCGAGGCGTCCGAGGCGGTACATCTCGGATCATTGCTCGCGGCGGCCGAGATCGACCGATCACGATCACTCGGCGGGAAAACCCGCGTCGTCAAGCGTTGGTTGGTGGACGGCAATCCGTGCGAGCGATGCATCTCGAATGCGGCGGCCGGCGCCGTGCCATTGGGCTCTGCGTTCCCGAGCGGGGCGGGGTATCCGCCGGATCATCCGCATTGCATGTGTTCGGTTGTCTATTCGGATGTGAGGTGATAGCGGGTATGGGCACGGTCCCGCCTCGCTCAACTCTGCCTCCGCCGTGGATGAACATGTATCGAATCCCGCCCATTCCCCCGCCGCCCACGACACGCAATCGGATGGGACTCAACATCGACATGCCGATCCCCCGAGACGGCGGGGATTTCGAGGAAATCAACGGGTTACTGCGGGCCATCTCCGCGAAACCGATCCCGGCGTTCCCCTCGGATGAGTCGCTGTCCTTCGACGAATGGCCCGACCCGTTCGCCGACGCCGAAACCGCCCGATCGCCGATGACGGCGAAGTGGATCGGGTTCGCGTTCGTAGTGGCGGCCGGCGTGTCGCTGCTTTGGTTGTGGTTCGGCGGGCTTGCTCGATAGCGAGGCGGGGGCGATGACCATCGAACGCAAGTCGATCTCATTCGAGGTCAAGGCTCCCGCCGCCGATTCCCCCGGTTCCGCCAAGGAAGATCCCGCCGGTTCATTTGAAGGGATCGGCGCCTGTTTCAATAACATCGATTCCGCCAACGACATCATCCCGCCCGGCGCCTTCTCGGAATACCTGCCCAAGTTCCTCGCCGATGGGTTCGTCGGCGGGTTGAACCACGATTGGGACCAGCCGATCGGTCATCCGATCGAGGCCGCCGAACAGCCCCCAGTCGGCCTCCGGTTCAAGGCGGTATTCGACGACACGCCGGACGCACAGGCTGTCCGGGTCAAGATGATGCCGCATCCGGTTTCCGGGCGTGCCACCATCCGAAAACTGTCGATCGGCTACAAGGTTCTCGATGCCGAGAAACTGGCCGATCCTGATGCGGTGCATGCGTATTGGGCGGGCCAGAAATACGCCCCGTCCCCGGACGATCTGGCCCGGCTCAAGTCCGCCTATGCCCCCCGGAAAGACCCGGTCACGAACAAGCCGGTCATCCCGGGCGTCCGGTTGCTCAAGAAACTGGCCCTGTACGAGATCAGTCCGGTTGCCGTGCCCGCCAATGATCGGGCCGCCATCCTCGCAACGAAGGGCACGGGTACACACATGGCAACCGGACTGGGCATGAACTCCGAATCGAAGGCGACCGGCGATGGTCCCTTGGGGGATACCGGCCGGGCGATCGCGTGGTCCGTCGTCTCTCGGTTGCACGACCTGCTTTGCTGGGCTCTCTACGGCATCCTCGACAACGAACTCTTGCCGCTCGCCCAGCGGTTGCAAGTCATGTCGGCCGCGATCGATCAGTTCCGGGATGACCTGATGCGGTTCCTCCCGGTCCTGCTCTCGGGCGATGTCGCGGCCGGCGAAGCCGGCGCCACTGGGCAGCCGAGTGAATATGCCTCGGATTCCGCCGATTCCGCCGAAACCATGTCGGCCGAATTCGAGGCCATGAATAAGCGTTTTCGGGAAATGTTCAATCTTCCCGAAGACGATTCGATCGTCAGTTTCTCCGCGAAACTCTGGGCGGTGTCCGCCCACGGGTTCGCGGATCAGGCCCGAGCGGTGGTGTCCGCCGTGGATGGGTTCGTGTCCCGCGCCGACGAACGCGCCGACGCCCGGTCCAAGTCCAACCGGAAACTCTCGCAAGCCAACGTCGATGCCCTCACGTCCGTCGCCGATGCGATGGGCAAGGGCGCGGATAGGCTGCGGGTGATCCTGGGGGCCGGGATCGGCAATGCCGAGGGCGTTGCGAAGGAAGCGGATCAGAAAACCGAAGATGCGGGGACGGACGGGACTAGCCAGGGACGGGAGAGCATGGAATCGACGGCGACGAAGGGCGTTGATCCATCCGAGGTCGAACATCTCTTCCTCATGAATGAGGCCCGACGCTGGGGCCTCGAATCCCTGACACCCGCATAACCGCGTAACCACGGCAGGACAGGCACCACGGACGGACGGCGAACTCCACCCCTACCCGAAAGGCGTGGCCGGTCGCCGTTCGCCCTTAGTTCGGAGTAACGTTCACCATGAGTCAGGCGCTCAAGTCCCTCGGTACGGAACTGGATACGATCCGGGGGAAGATCAAGGGTCTTTTCGACAAGAAGGACCCGGAGACCGGCCGCTATAAGTGGTCGGAGGACGACAAGGAAGAGTACAAGAAGCTTGAGGCGGACGCCGCCGCCAAGCAGGCCGAATTCGACGAGCAACGCGAGATCGTCGAGGCGGAGGCGAAGAACAGCAACGCCCTCGCCCTTCTCGGCGAGGTCAAGCGGAACGTCATCTTCGGGGCCGGCGGCAACGGTACCGGCAACAACGGCAACGGGAACGGCCACGGCGGTTCCGGGGGCGGCGGGATCGTCGGTTTCGACGGGGCCTCGCTCCGCGGCGCCGGCGGCATCACCCGCCCGCTCGACATGGCCGAGGCGCTGGCCAAGGCGGTCATCGAGGACCCCGAGTTCAAGCAGCATTTCGCCCCGACGCGCGGCATCCGGATCAACCTCAAGGATTTCCGGTTCGAGGCCAAGACCGTCATGACGACGGCCGCCGGCTTCGCCCCGGAGACGCTCCGCAACCCGGCGTTGCAGGTGATGTCCGCCCAGCGGACCCCGGTCGTCCAGGATCTCATCCCCGAGATCCCGACCAGTCAATCCGCCGTCGTCTACATGGAGGAGACGACGTTCACTAACAACGCCGCGCCGGTGGCCGAAGGGGGCAGCAAGCCCGAATCGGCGAATGCCTGGACGGAGCGGACCGTGCCCGTCGAGGTCATCGCCACGACGCTCCCGGTGACGGATCAGCAGTTGGAGGACGTGGAGAACATCGAGGCGACCATCCGGGATCGCCTGACGCTGATGATCCTCCTCGCCGAGGAATCCCAGATCGTCGGCGGCACGGGCACCAGCCCCGAACTTCAAGGCGTGCTCACCAAGTCGGGCGTCCAGACCTACGCACTGAACGCCGAACCCGTCCCCGATGCGATCATGCGGGGCATCACCAAGGTCAACGTTACGGGCCGCGCCCGCGCGTCCGGCGTCGTGATGCATCCGAATGATTACATGGATATGCGTTTGCTTCGCACCACGGACGGCATCTACATCTTCGGTTCCCCCGCCGAAGCCGGCCCGGCGACGATCTGGGGCCTGCCCATCGTCTCCACCGACGCGATGACGGAAAACACGTCCGTCGTCGGCGACTGGCGGATGTTCTCCCGGCTGGTCCGCCGCAAGGGCATCACGATCGATGTCGGGTTCGTCAACGACGACTTCAAGCGGAATCAGCGGACCATCCGGGCCGAGACGCGCGTCGCCGTCGTGTGGATTCGCCCGGCCGCGTTCTGCAAGGTCACTGGCGTCTGAGTAGCCCTCCGGAATTTACTCACATCGATCATCGAGGGGCGGCCTAACCCGTCGCCCTTCTCAGTACGGAGGGCTTACCCTTGCCAGTCATCTCGGGTGGGCAGGTGATGCCGGGTTCTCTCGGCGTCCCCCTGCAAAACGCGGGTGTCCCGTCCGGGGGCACCAGTGAAGTCCAGACGCTCACGATCGGCGGCACGCCGACGGGGGGCACGTTCAAACTCGCCTTCGACGGGTATACGACCGCCGCGATTACGTGGTCGGCGACCAACGCAACCCTCGTGGCGAACATCGACGCCGCCCTTGAGGCCCTGGCGTCCATCGGGACGGGCAACGTGACGACGGCGGTCGGCACGATGACCGCCGGCATCGGGACGATCACACTCACCTTCGCAGGCAACCTGGCGAAGAAGGCCGTTTCGACGATCACGGTGGCGGACAACAGCCTGACGGGCACATCGCCGACGCTGGCCGTGGCCGAGACGACTCCCGGGGTGTCCGCGACCGGCCGGGGGGCCGCCATCGGTACGCTACTGGTCGATACGACCAACGGCGTCCTCTACATCAATTCCGGCACGGCCAACGCCCCGACCTGGACCGTGGTCGGCTCGCAATCCTGAGCGGGCCGGCTTGGATCGGGGCGGAACCGGATCATTTCGACAGACCGCGAACCTTCACCGGCCCCGGCCGGATTCGGAGACAATTCATCATGTTCGTCAATGCGACGGATACTTACTTCTACCTCGATTCCGATGGCGCCGTCCTCACCGGCGGCGAATCCCCCCCGGAACGTGCGGCCACGCTCCTGCTCGCGCCGGGCGGCTCGATCGACGACGCCGACGCCGAGATGTACGGCATCAAGGGCCAGCTCGCCAACTCCGGCGATGTCAAGTTCCGGCATGCCGTGACGGGCGAGGCGATCGTGCATCGCGGCGGCCGGGCATATGCCGCCAGGTCGCAGCCCGCCCCGTACAAGCCGGGCGACCGACGAAGGCTCAGCGGGCACGTCGGCCGAGCCCTCAAGATCGAGGGCAAGGGCGACGGCGAGAACGATGATGACGAGTCGGATGACGGCTCAGGACTCCTCCCGGACACGGCCAGGGCGAAGCACGTCAAGGGACCGGCCGAGACAAAGCATCAGGTCGGGCCGACTTCGGCCGCCGGCGCCACGACCGGCAACCTCACCAATCCGCCCGCCGGCCCCAAGCCGGAAACCAAGGGCGACAAGTAACGCCAACGACCGAACCGAATACGCCCATCGTCTCGGGTTCCTGGTTGGGTTGAGGAAGTAATGACGCATGGGCGTATTCGACGATTGCTATGCGGCCGATGAGGATCTGTCCAATCAAGTCGGCGGCGACTGGTTGGCCGGCGCCCCGAAACTGGTCGATATCGTCTCGGGCACCGATGGTTTCTTCGCCGGCTCCGACCGCTGGACGCTGAACAGCCCGAGCGAGGATTTCGCCGGGCACGGCCTCGAAACCGGGCACGTCGTCAAAATCTGGCGGCCGAAATCGGGGTCGCTGACGGAGATCCCGCCGAAACTGTTCGGCGTAGTCGAGGACAGCGCGACCGCCGGCAGCCCGAACAACACGGTGACGCTGCGGCGGCTCGGGAAGCCGGAAGGCGTCGGGCAACCGCCCGGCGTGAGCGGGACGCCGACGACGGGAGTTTACTTTGCCGTCTACACGGCGGAAGCCGCTCTCAGGAAGCACAGCAATTACATCCGGCAACTGTACGGGTTGGAGGGGAGAGATTTAGAGGCGGACGGGACCTCGGAGGCGGTCAAGATCGTGGTCCTGGATCTCTGTGAAATCGAGATATTCTTTCACAAAGAACGGGAATACGTCGCGGGGACGGGCCGGGGCGGCGACTTCGGCGAGAAGTCCAAGGATCTGCGGAAGCAAGTGAAAGATTTGATGGATTGGCTGGCGGTCCAGTATCCGGCGGGCAGCGAGCCGGACGGCTTTACCGTCATCCTCGTCTAGCGATCCGCTCCCATCGCCACTCCCTCTATCGCCTCCTCTTCATCCTCCGCCCCGTCATCGTCATACCCGCCCGGCCGAAGGCCGGCGCATCCTGGGTAGCCGGAAACCCGAACCACGATAGGGCCAACGCCCACC